ACCTTCTTAGTTCAGGTAGGACAACCCTATCCGATTATCGGAGTCAGTATAATTGGGTAAAAAGGTTTATACAACCCCTCTCACCTAAGCGGCGAGTGCTAATACAGAAGTATCGGCAATTAAAATGTGATCTATTTTTAAACTGGCCTTTAGATCAACCAGTCGATGCAATCTATACTTCTATTTATCTGTCGATACCAGTACGCCCCCTTATATTATTCTTTCTTTTGGTGCTTGATCGAAAAATTCTATGTTCTGTCTAATTATAACAGGTGCTAACTCTTTTTCAAGTTGTTTTATTTGCATCCATTGTACCCAATTAGTTGCTATACTTATCATTAATAAACCCCACAATATCCATGTAGCAGGATGTATTCTATCCATATTATACACTCTGATCAAAATGTGTTCTATTTACTAAATTAAATTCTGCACATCTACTCATGTGCTTTAAAGATGTTGATCCAATATATGAGCAAGCACTTCTTAATCCTCCTAAAATATCTTCAACAATTAATGAAGCATCACCTTTATATGTCACTTTCTTTATTCTACCTTCACTTGCTCTATAGTTTTTTACTCCACCATATTTCTTTTGTGCTGCGTGAGATGACATGCCATAAAATTTTAACGCTTTTTTATTACCATTATCATATTCCCAATCACCTTCACATTGATCTGTACCAGCAAGCATACCCCCAAGCATAACAAAATCAGCACCAGCAGCAAATGCTTTGCATACGTCCGAAGAAGTTCTACATCCACCATCTGCACATATTAATCCTATCCTACTTTGTCCTGCTCTTAAACCATGTGCAGCATGAGAACACTCTATTATAGCTGATAATTGTGGATACCCCACACCTGTTTTAAGCCTAGTAGTACATGCGCTTCCCGGCCCAATACCTACTTTTACAATATCAACTCCACCATGTAAAATTATCTCCTGTACCATTTCTGGAGTAGAAACATTACCTGCCATAATAATAGGCTTTTGTCCAAAATCTTCTCTAATTTTTCTGCAAAAATTTACAAAGTCATCAGTATATCCATTAGCTACATCAACACAAATATTTGGAACGCTATTAGTAGTATCACAAAAATATTTTAATTTATCATAATCATTTTGTTTTATTCCTATACTGTACCATTGATGTTCATAGTTTATAATAATATCTGGATATTGATTTTGTTCATAATGTTTATGGAGGCATGTTGGCATACCATATTTAGACAAAAGATGAGACATACTAACTGTACCAGTAGTATCCATATTCGCAGCAAATATTGGTATACCATTCCATTTCTGTTTAGAATGGTAAAATGAAAAGTTTCTATTTAATTCAACTTCTTTTCGTGATGCAGTTCTACTTCTTTGTGGAACAAGTAAAACATCATCAAAATCTAATTTAGGATCATAATTAATTTTCATTATCTGTCTCTTGTAAAGTCCATAAAGTTAGAACTCCAGAATTAGGCGTTGGGTTTATTTCTTGCCAATCGTTAACTAAAAATAAATTTCCCGGTATATTGTAGTCAGGATTACTAACGCTGCAACTTTCTATTTGTTTCATAAGTAGTCTACTCCTAAATCTCTTTTACATAAACTGTTATCTGTTCTATATGCACACTTATCTTTAAAGAAACAATAAACCCCTAAGCATTTTGATCTTGGACAATCTTCTTTAATTGTGCTAATAATGTGCTTAATAGTCTTACCGCTACATATCAGATCATCAATAATTACATATCTATTTGGTATTGGCCCTTCATATTGAAATGGAGAATATCTTTTTTCTTTTTGCTTTCTTACAACAAGCATATTCTTTTTCAATAACTCTGATATTTGTGGAACAACTAATAGGCCACTTGTTCCGCAACAAGCTATGGTATCAAAGTTTAAATTTGTTGTCCTAAAATATTGAATAGTTTCAAATATAATTTTATTTCTTATTTTATGATTTAGTAAAAGAGTCGTGTGGTCACAACCCTGTAACCATTTTCCATCTTCTGTTCTTCTATTTATAAGTTGTTCTGCAAAAGCTGTTGTCATTATAATCCAGTATACTTAGAGTTGTAATATTCTTTAAACGCTGTTGAAACAGCACCAGTAATAGTATCGTCGCCAATAGTCCTACGGATATGTGATTGAGCATTGGGGTTATTTAGTAAATATGGTGGATAAGAATTTAGATAAGGACAATAATGTGTTACCAAACTTGTTCTAGTTAAACCATTATTATTGTTAGTGCCTCCATGTAATAACCCACTGTGCCAAAATAAAACATCGCCTGCTTTAGCATAAAATTTTTCTGTAACTAGACCAGCTTTTTTTGCTTTGCTTACCAATGTGTCGCTATAAATATTAATTTCTTCTTTAGTAAAGTTCCAAATTGATCCATCTTTAAATCTATGTGGTTTTAATTTATGTGATTTGGGATAATAAATAAGTTCTCCACTTTTTTCTTTCACATCTTCTAAAGCGATCCAACTAGCAACAAAGTTACCAACACTATTAACTCTAACAAATGTTCTATCATCATGTATAGATTGACCAGAACCTTTTATAAAAGATAAAGACTGAAATGCTAAAGGCAAAGTATCTCCACCAAATATAGTTTTTAAAAAGTTTCTTATTGGACGACTAAATATTGCTTTCTGTGCTTTACGGTCGAAATAATGAGCATCTAATATTTTTAGTTCAGCATTTAAATATTTTTTAGCTTTAGGAGAAAATTTTTCAAAAACCTTTTTACCATTACAATAATAATTACAGTATGCCTGATTGTTATATCCTGTAGCAATATTTGTTTTTAAATATTTTACTATGTCTTGTGGTACTGCATTTTTAATAATTGCGTAACCATCTTCTAAAAATTTACTCACACATTCTTTTGTTTGATTATCTATGTCTGAAGGTATGTGTGGACAATGAATATCTATAGGTAAAGTTGAGAGTTCTTGATTCCAATTATATTTCATTGTTATGCCCCTAAAAATAATAGTAGAATGACAAACCTAATCATTGATTGATAACGTGTTGAATATTAAATAAATTAATATAACGCTGTAAATCAACCCCTATTGTGTATGGTTTTAATTAGGCTACTATATTTTAGTTCCTACTATGAGCGTGTACGAGTCCTACGCTTAGTCTTACGAATAAGACCATAACGTGTTTCTCCATTACGCCCTGTGCTGCGAACAACATTAAATCCATTCTTAGTAACAATCGGCTTAATGTCACTAATAGTTGCCCTAAGATTACCTACTTCAAACATAGAGTAGGCACTATCTTGGCTAAGAGTCTTACCCTTAGTTAGATAATTGATTACCTTATCCTGCTTTGTCATATTAGACCTTTCGCAAATTATGTGGTTAAATATACCAAAAGATTCTAGCCAACCACAACAAAACTAAAATCTTTTATATTAATTCTCGGCATCTTCTTCATAATAATCTGGAAACGCCGGAATGTCAAGTCTTTCTTTATTATGGTTAATCCAGAATGTCATTTCCTCAACATCATCATCCCATCCACATTCTATATGTCCTCCTGCTGCTAATTTACACAATGCAGATTGATATAGAATAACCCTAACTTGTTCAAAAACACCGCTAAAAGTTTTGTCAGATATAATCTCATAGCCTTCTTCATCTACCCCCAAAGACATACTTTGTATAATTGTTTTAATTTGAGATAAATTTATAAAGTCATTAAGATTTTCTGTATATAATTCATCGTTGCTTAAACTCATAGCAGCATGTTCTCTGATGGTTTTACAGAAACCATCCATATCTGTTACACTATACTTTCTCATTTTTAACCTTTGCCACTCTAGGTTGTAGTTTAGCAAGCCTGTGTTTTGTTCTGTGAATCCTTGTTAATGGACAAATATTATCTTCGCCCATCCAAATATGACAGAAACCTCCTTCTTTGACTCCATAGGCAATAATGCCGTTCTTATCAATATCTATAACAGTAAACTTACCTCTACATCCCATAGGAATATATTCTCCATCTACTACGGAATATGGGCCTCCGGTAGCTTTTATTCTATCTCCCTTTTTAAGTTCTCTCCAATCGAACTTTCTAATCATTCTAGTAGTTCTTTTTTCTTTACTCTTTGGAGCAAACATAAATGGATGCTGACACTCTGGACACATATATGCTCTTGGGCCACACTCATGTCCACATTTTTCGCAAGTCTTTTTACCTTTAGGCATAATCAATTCTCCTGTGAAATAAACTGATACTACCAGTATAACATACTTATCGGCATTTGTCAAGCACAATCTTTAATGCCAATTTCTAAGAATGTTAGCAACAATAAAAATATTAGTGATTATAGCTTGCATAACCAGTAAAGTCCTAATAAAAGCGATACCATCACTTTGCCTATCGGTTGTACCAGATTTTTCACCTAATGCTTTGCACCAGATTTTCCAATATTTCATTTTATTAAACTGTGAACATATATAACTAAAATAACCATTACGATTGTTAAAATAATTGGTGCAACCCAATAATGAAGGAGAATATTAGACTGTATATGAATAGACCAATAATCACTGATCGCATTGTCAATTTCTTTCTGTGAATATCCTTCATTTTTCAGTACCCAATTTAATTGTGTTTCTGTTAATTGATCTTCTTCGTCCCAATATCTTCTTGCCATTATTAAAAGACGCTCATCTTCATCAATATTTCTGTACATCTTTCTATCATTATTTCTACCGCCTTTAGGTAAAAAATTAATAAACTATCTCATGTGGGGGTTTGATATTATCTCGCCCCCATAAGATTACTTGCAATTACAAGTGTTGCCATTACAAATTGTTCTACTAAAAGTCCTAGAACGAATTACATTGTTACAAGAATCTGTAACAGTAAAGTTCCTTGAATATGTGCTACCATTTTGATCTGAAGCACAATCTGTAGAACGAATGTAATATCTCCTACCAAATAAGCCTCTGCGAACTCTGCAATTACAACTGTTGCATGAATCGCAGTCCTGAGACACAACTACTGACTGTGTTTCTGGTGCTGCTGGTGCTTCGCCAGCAAAAGCAGTAACGGCAAAACTTGATAAAATAAGTGCTAAAAATAATCTCATACTTTCTCCTTAAAAACTAAACTAACTCAGGTATTATGAACATATCATAATTTAAACCTTTGCATCCCTGCTATTTTAATTATAGTGCCAAGATGAAGAGCTAAATCTATATTACTATAAATAACTGCCTGAATCTTGACACTATTTTAATTTTCTTAATTTAAGACAAGCTCTAATTGTTTTTCCTTCTGTTCTTTAAAACTTACAGTAGGATCAAAATTATCAGATAACATATACTTAAATAATTTATATGCTTCTCTTATGCTGCGAACATAAATTAATCTGTTACTATGATAAACAGCCTCTTCTTCTGGAGTAAAATGACCCCTTCTGATTCTACGAGTGCTTTCTTTACCGTCTTTATCTACTGTCTTAATCTTTCTTTTAAGATTAATACCTACCTTAGCGGCTTGAGAAATAACCCAATTCATAAGACCATGATAAAAGAGAGTACTTCTAGCTACTCCACCCCTAAAATGGAAGGGAGTCATGCAAAGAATATATCTATAGGCATCATTGTTTGATGGAAAATTACCAGTAGATTCTCTTTTTCTCAATGTTCCATGATAATCTCTAAGAATAGATAAAATACTATATAGTTGTGGCATACTAAAATTCCAATCATTTTTAGTATTAACTTTTAGCTTACCTGTTTTCTTATAAATTTCAAAACCAAAACAACTTCTAGCTTCAGCAGAAAGGTTCTCATAAATATACTGAAGATTTTCAAGCAACCAATCAGTATTTTTATCACCTCTTGTTCTAGCAAGATCATACTTATCCATTCTTGCAGCATTTAATATTTGGTTTAAAACTTTCTTCCATTCCCAATATTCGTGTCTTTTACTTCCTTCAAGAACTCTAAATGAGATTGGAGGATTCATTAAAGAGATGCTAGGAAAATCTTTTAAAAGATTATAAATAGCTATTGGATCATACATATCACCTTTGTCTATATTAGAATAAGATGATGCTCTTGGCATAGATTTTTGAGGAAATAGCTTTAATACAATCCTGTTTTTTGCAAAATTTTCGTATAAAGTATGCAACTCTGTTTCTGTAAAAGGTTGAGACAAAGAATACTCTTGCCTCGGACAACCTAGATGAGCATACTCACAAATAACTAAACTATCTTTTGGTAATGTTTCATGTAGAGAAAAAACTTCTGCATGAGAAACCACCCTGCAATCTTGCCCGTTGTGAGAAATTGTTGCGGTATTTTTGCCGAAATCAATTACATACACATGATCAAACTCGTTAAACTTCTTCATAATAAACTCCTGTTATTAATTCTTTAAAAAATTACATATCGAATTAACAGCTTTAACTAAACACGATCTTCAATTAGACAATGTATAATTAAAACATAAGGTATTATAGCGATCATGTAGTTGCAAAACAAGATTAAATTGATCATAAAAAAATTGTTTCTTTTGTCCTATTTATTTTCTGCCGCATCCTGTATTGTTTTTAATCTCTCTCTATATTTTCTTCTGCTTTCTTCTTGATCTGCAATAAATTTTAAAAAAGATTGTTCTGCGCCTCCTGAAACAACGTCATCTCTCATCGGTTCTGGATATGTTTTGTTTGCCTCTTGCTCTAAAGAGGGCATGGGTCTTTTTTCTACATCTGGTATTCTTGGCGTAGATGGATCAAGAGGTATTCTTTTTGGTTCTTTCATTTTACTCTCCTATTTAGATGCTAGTAAATATAAACCAATATTAGAAAAGCTATATCCAAAATAAGCTATGCCCATGCCGACATTACCTTTATATATTTGTTCTAAACTAACATAAAGATAAATTAAGCCGGTCACAACTATTAGCCAACCACTCATGCTGGTACACCCTCCAAGAATTTAGCGATTGCTTTGTCTTTTTGTTTAAGTTCCATGTCAATATCAAAATCTAAGTCGTAGATATAAAAATCTTCTTCTGCGTATTCGGCATGTTTTCTTGGATTGTTGCCGGGAGCCGATTCCGAATAATGAAACAGTGGAGTATGCCCCTGCCATGTGTCGTAACACAAATGTATTGCTTCTTCTTCTGTTAGTCCGTCTGGGTGACAAGCATGATGTAAATAGTCGAACGTAATTGGTATATTGGTTTTGGGATAAAAATCTTCTATTAGTTGTTTTACAGACCAGCAATTAGGTTTATCGTCGTTTTCAATAACAAGACGCTGACGACAATTATCGCTAAGTCTATTAAAATTTTGTATAAATCTTTCCACAACCTCATCGTTACTTCCCTGTCGATTGTTGATATGCAAATTCATTGGGCAATTATAATCTGCTGGACAACCCATCATGTCAAGAAAGCTACTGTAAAAATTTAACTCTTTAATTGTTTTATCTACTGATTCTGTGTTAGTTGATGCAAGCACGTTGTACTCGCTAGGATGACAGGATACACGCACGTTATTTTGTTGTATTGAATATGCTATACTGTCTATTTCTTCCATGATGTCAGTATATTGAGGGAGGTCGTGTAGGCTAATATCGGCAGGAGTATAAGTAATAAGAGGAAATAGATCGCTACTGATACGATAACAGTAATTATACTCTGCACAGTGTAAAATCGTAGCATTAGTAACCTCCATGTTGTTGAGTATTCTGGAGCCTAAAATAGACAATGCTTCTTGACGATCTAGCTGGCTAAATCGTTTGTAAGTCATAGTTTGAAACCTAATATTAGGATCAATTTCTTTTAGTTGTTCTGAAATACAGCAAAGTCCAAATCTCATAATAATACCTCCAGCATACGATTATAATGTATTATCGGATGCTTGTCAACAAAACTTTAGGCTGAGTGAGAATACACCAAATCCTACTGTATTGCTCTAGGAATGATGCAGTAAATCTATGGTTAAATAGATAACACTATAAATTCCTAAAGCAATCAGTAAGAATGTACTGTCCAAGTAGTTTCTTGAATGTGTTTCGTGCCTAATGTTTCAGCCAGTTCTTTACCTTCATCTGTCATTACTGTTTGAAATAAACCAAAAGACTCAAACATAATGTACAGAGTATCGGTCATTATATCATAACCTGATTCCCTGTTACTGTCAAATATTCTTAGACTCCAATCAGGTAATTTTTCAGGATCAATATCTACATTCTTGCAAAATGTGGTAATCATAAACTCGTTACGGTCACGATCACTTTCATAGCCAGATGAGTATTCGCTTTCATCCATACTAAGTTCAGCAGTAAATGTCTCTATAAAACCATCTCTGTTTTTAATCATAGCATCGCGGGTTTGCTCATCAATATAATCATGCTTAAATAAAATATTAGCTATATTAGTTCGCACTGCTTTCTTTTTAATTGGTGGTTGACGTAAGAAGTCTACAACCTCAATAGCAACAGCACTTTCTGTAAAAATATCACTTCCCATTATTCATTCTCCTCTTTAACAAATCTATAGTATAATCTTTCTACTTCTTTTAAATTATAAGAATATGGAGAAACATTATCTCCATTCTTATTGTTCCACCTCATATCTTCATGCAGAGAATCTAGTGCATCAAGAACAATATCCATGTCATTTTCTTCTATGAGATATTTCATTTAGCTTTTCCTGCTTCGTAAGATAAAAATGTTATATCATCTAAATCACAAAATAAACTTTCTCCCATACTCATTTCCCAATCTTCACCATTACGTCCTTTTTCAAAAACATCTTGGCAAATTTCCCACAACAAACTTTCTGCTTCGCCTTCGTGCATCATACGATGAACACAACCGCTATCTCCCCATGCTTCTTTATCCTCTTCAGTATATTCAGGATTTTGTTTTAAATATTTTGTAACAATCTTATCTGCTTTAGGAATAGCTACTTTTGCCCACCATGTATCAAAATCTTTAAATGTTTTTTTATTCATTAGATTTTATCTCTTAATAAGTCTTGTAGAAATTCTGTAGCAACATGATCTGGGTCTTGTTCTACATTTACGTCACACATATCTAATTCGCCATCAAAAGCATTTGAGTATGCTGCCCCTAAATCTTCTAAAATATAATCATCTCTCTCATCTTCATCTAGCTTTAGGTACTGTGTACCTGTGATGATACCTGCATGAGATTCGTTATCTACATAATCTCCGATCCATTGAAATCTAATACTCTCAGGGTCAGCTTCAACCCAACCATTAAATCCTATAATAATTTTACTCATAACCAAATTCCTTTCTTTCTTCCAAGTATACCATACTTATCGTCAATGTCAAGTAGAATCTTTAGTCCATCCCAGTGCTTCTGCTATGATAGGCAATCTAGTGATAAAAATATTTTTACACTTGACAGCAATATCTTGATGTTCTTTTTGAGTACCATTAGCACTTCTTAAATCTATATAATGAATCCAGCTACGCACACTACCACTCATATATAATCTAGTAGGAGTTGCTAGGGGTAAAATAAATCTAGCACATTCTTTTGCAATACCATCTTTAATCATACCGTCATATAGTGCTTTGCTCTTTGCAAAATGTTCTCTTATTTGAGCGTTCCACTTTACAACAGTCTCTTGGTCTATATTATCAATACTATTTTGTCTGTTCTTACTATCTTGACTCCGTAAACTAAATACAGGTATTTCTTCTGCTAGATGTGTTGTATTTGCATATCTTTGACTAAACTCTTGAAATGTAAAACTTCTATGCCTTAATATCTGTGCAGCAATACCTCTATTAGTATTAATCTCAAGAGTCATAAATGCCATCTCAAATATAGACCAGTGCTTATGCTTAATACAATAATTAAGTAAACCAGCAATACTATTGTTATCTTGATTGTTTGGGTTGGACACCCTAGCACAGTAAGCTATATTTTTTTCTGCTTCTGGGCTAACATTAATTAAAACAACTTTATTGTTATCATTCATCGTCATATATTTCGTCCTCTATTTTTTTCCACTGTGGACAATTTTTATACATCTGTTTTGTTTCTTCTTCAGTAAAATTAAAATCTATAAAGCCGCCTTTATGTTTTTTAAGTTTAATTTTAGTTGGTGCTGATACTTGGAATGTATCACCTAAAATTTCAGGTATTTCCATACAGTACAATTCTAAAATAAAGTCATAAAAATCTTGTAATAAAAACTCTGTTCTTAAAAAACGAGGATCAGTCATGTTCTCTAAATAAGACATTAAAAAATTATCAACATCAACCCAGTTCTTTTCTTTAGTCCATATTTCTATAATAGTTTTAATTTCTTTTGGGTCTGTATGATATTTATTATGATTTTGTAAAAATGGAATCTCCCAAGCATACTCTGGTAAAAATATTTTACCTTCAGAACATTTTTGTTTAGCCCAATCATAGACTTCTTTAATCTCTATTAGTTTCTGATATGTTTTACCTTTGTATTGATATAAACCTATTGTTGTTGCGTGTATAACATGAGACTTTAAAAACCCCGGCAATTTTCTAAATCCAATAACATGATCGAGTTCTTTAGCAAAGTCTGGTAGAAAAATATTACTGTATAAACCTCTTTTACTGGGAACTTTATTTACATGCTTTTGATGATCTGTTGAAGCGTGTTCAAAAAGAATGCCACCAAGTTTATAAGCATCTAAAGTTCTATGAATAAGTTTCTGTGTTTTTGTGCCTCCTGTTTTAGCAAGATGCCACCACACAAAATTATCTGTTATTATCATTGTCTTTATTCCACCACCTTACTAATCTATCCCATACAGGCTTAAAGAAAAATAAAACTACATAAGCAACAACTGCTTCTATAGCCTTACCAATAATAGTAGACACAGTTATTGATTGTTTTTTAATCTTCTTATCGTCACCATGATCCGAAGTCATAGTCTATTTCCTTCTGAAGTTGTTCCTGTCTATATCTTCTTTGATGTTCGATATGTTTATTATCTGTAATATCGTTGTAAATATCCATAGCTAATTTACTTAAACTATTGATAGTTCCTTTTCTCTCAGGATTATCTATAAGATACCATTCATAATTATATGGATTATCTACATTGTCAGATTTTTCTCTGTCAACTTTATAACCTTTATCCTTAGCCCATCGTTTTATATTAGTCCAATTCATCTGGTTCTTTCTAATCCTTTTTGTCGTACATTTTCCATGCTTCTAAATGTTTAACAGCAATTATTTGTGCCTCTTGATGTAGCTGTTGTTTCATTTGATGATTTATTAATTCATACAAATCTTCTATATGATTCCATAAAATTTTTGGAACTTCCTTTTCAAATGTTGCCATATACTTTTTAACATCTGGCTGAACACAAGCATACTTTAAAGGTAGCTTGTCTTTCTTACTCATTTGTTTATAGTCTTTAGACATGCTTTAATCTTGGATAAATCTCAAGTACCTTTTCTAAAGAAGAAATGATTTGAAATAAATACATGCTTTGAGTATTGTTAATATCGTCAATGTGATCTAGTTCTTCAATCATATATCTAAATATATTTTCATAACCAACTTCTTGTAACAAAGTTCTTATGGATTCTTTTTGTTCTAAGTAGGTTACTTCTTTTTTAATTTCTTTTCTTTTTTTGGAACTAACTGCCATCTGTCTCTGATTTTTGAACTGTTTCATTGTTTGGAAATACTTTCTTGATTAATTCTAGTTTAGAATTGTTACTGTCTAAAATAGACAAATACTTATCTATAACACCCAAAACATCTGGATGATCTCCAATACCAGCACCTCTGGTCATATATAAATCTATAGTAGCGATTGCTTCATCTATCTTAGCTTGATATTTAGATTCTAATGCTTTAACAAATCTATTCATTGTAAATCCTCTGAGTTAACATAAGTAAAATTAAAAGTCCTTTGATCGTCTGGTATAGCCACTGTATCTGCAACATAATAATCTGGAGGCAAGGGTAACTCATCTCTTTTAAGATGATCGTATAACATCCAGTGTGTAATATCGTTAGCAGTTAATAATTTATTTGCTCCATGAAATACATTTGGATTACCATGCCTATATTGTTGATACTGAAAAGTACCTAAAAACAATTCTTTATCTTTAGTAAAAAAATATAGTTTCGCACCATCTTCGGGATGGTCATTCTTAATACTAATCCATTTCCTATACATAAAAATACTCATGCTATAATAGTAAGTTTATCTTTGTCAACTCTTGCAAAATAACTGTGTGTAATTCTCTTTTTTTCTATATCTCTAAACTCATCATATATTCTTGTATAAACATTAATTCTATATTTATTGTCATAAACATTGATAGCTTTACACATTTCAAAATTTTTAGGTTTATCAATTTGTTTAAAAAGCAAACTGCATACATCTATCATTGACATATTAAATCTCCTATTTAATAATTAATCGAACAATTATTTGACCAATTACTATCCCGCAAGCAATTTCTAATATATTTGATATATCCATTATCTTACATACAAAGGTTGATAATACCACTGAACCCGTGGGAGATAAGTAATTTGTCTTTCCTTTCTTAAAAACCAGCAACGCCTTTCTGTTACTACTGGAACATTATAGTAATACGGAACCCAACTGTAAACTACTGTTGGTTGTGGTACTGTATAAGTTACCGTAGGAACAGGGGTTGTGACCACCATTGGTGGTGGCGCAGGTGCAACTGGTACACTTGCTACCCACTCACCAGTATATCCGATAGATGCCCATAATGCAACCGTCAAAAATAAAAATGTCCTCATAACATTCCTCTTTCTTGTTAAAATTTAATATGATTATTATATATGCCCTTCATCTCATCCCTGAGTCTCCAAGCCCTATCTGTTTCTCTGCTATTTAAAGAACCTTCTTTAATATACTTTCTCATCTCTTCGTCAGACCAAACTTCTCTAGCCTCATCATCATAATAATATTCCCAAGGTTTCCATCTAATTCTAGTATGGTCTATATTTATTTTTGTATTTCCATC